GACGTGTCGACCCAGACGCTGCCCGGCTCCGGCGCCGCCCCGGTGGCCGGCGCCCGCCCCGACGACAGCAAGACCATGCTGTCGAGCATGGAACGCGAGCTGGCCCGGGCCGGCCTCGCCCAGAAGGGAGCCTGAGCCATGCCGACGATTCTCACCGAGACCGCCTATCCCTCCGACTGGCTGAAGTTCGAGGCGGACAACTACTACTCGCGCGACACGCTGGTCGTGGCCTCCGGCTCCGGCAAGGTGCTGTCGGGCACGCCGATCGCGAAGGTCGCCGCCACCGGCAAATACGTGCCGGCCGTCGCCACCGGATCGGACGGGTCGCAGACCGCGGTCGGCGTCCTGTTCGAGGACGTGGACGCAACGAGCGCCGACGCCAAGGGTGTCGGCATCATGCGGCACGCGACCGTCAACCACGCGGGCCTCGTCCGCGACCCCTCCATCAACGATGCCTCCAAGCGGGCCGCCCAGAACGGGCAGCTGGCCGCGGTCGGCGTCCTCGTGCGCGAAGGAGCCTAAGCGGTGCCCGAGATCCTCGACATCTTCAACAACGACGCCTTCTCGGCGACCACGCTGACGCGCGCGATCACCATCGTCCCGAACAGCTACGGCCGCATCCGCGCGCTCGGGCTGTTCCGGGACGAGCCGATCGCCACCACGAGCGTCATCGTGGCGATCGAGAACGGCGTGCTCAACCTGCTGCCGACCCGCCCGCGCGGCGGCCCAGCCAGCCTCGGCACCCGCGGGCGCACCAATCTGCGATCGTTCGTCGTGCCGCACATCCCGCACGAGGACAGCGTCCTCGCGACCGACGTGCAGAACGTCCTCGCGCTGGCCGGCGGCGCCGAGCGCGGCCTGGAATCGGTCCAGGGCCTCGTCAACCGCAAGCTGATCACCATGCGTGCCAAGCACGCGATTACGCTGGAGAAGCTCCGGATGGACGCCCTCAAGGGCGTCATCAAGGACTATGACGGCTCGATCCTGCTCGACATCTTCGCGGCGTTCGGCGTCACGGAGAAGGTGATCGACTTCGCCCTGGGCACCCCGGGCACGGACGTGGCGGCGAAGTGCGCCGAGGTCACCGGCTACATGGAGGACAACCTCCAGGGCGAGACCATGACCAGCGTCCACGCGCTGTGCTCGCCGGAATGGTTCGCCAAGTTCACCGGCCACGCCAAGGTGCAGAGCGCCTACCAGTTCTACACCTCGGCGCCGAACCCGATGCGCGACGACGTTCGCCGGGGCTTCCCGTTCAAGGGCATCACCTTCGAGGAGTACCGCGGCTCCGCGAGCTACATGCGCGAGGACGGCACCCGCAGCACGCCGGAGCGCTTCGTGCCGGCCGGCGACGTGCGGTTCTTCCCGCTCGGCACCGGCGACAGCTTCACAAACTACTGGGCGCCGCCGGACTTCTGGGACCAGGCCAACGTCGCCCCGACCGTCGGCACGCCCGACGCCGAGGTGTTCGTGGCGCCGCTGGAGCCGAAGAAGTTCGGCAAGGGCATGGACATCCACACGGAATCCAACCCGCTCCCGCTCGTGAAGCGCCCCGCGCTTCTCGTGCGCGGCACCACCTCGAACTGACGGAGGGCGCCATGCTGTTGCGCGAGAAGGGCAAGAAGGACGCCGAGCCGGTCGGCATGGGCTGGGACGAGGCGCAGGCCGCGCTCCGGGCCGGAACGCACGAGGTGGTCGAGACCGCCCCGTCGTCGGGCGAGCCTCGGCGCGAGCGCGAGAAGCCTATCGACGCCGAGCCCGACCTCGACGTCATGACCCGGGCCGACCTCGACAAGCTCGCGGCTGATCGCGGCGTGGACGTGTCGAAGGCCGGCAACAAGGCCGAGGTCATTGCCCTGCTGCGGGCGCCGGCCGCCTGATGACCCTCTCCGCGGAACTCGCCGAGGCGCGGCACGCCGCCCTCGACAGCTTCCGGGGCGAGCGCGTCCGGATCGTGCCGCAGGTCCCGCTCGGGCTCCGCGGCCGACCGGTCGCAGGCGTCGCGGTGCGTGAGCCGGTCGAGATCATCGGCCGTTTCCGCCGCCGTCCGACCACCGCGGAACTGGAAGGCAACCGCGAGGGGTCGAAGTTCCAGTCCATGACGCGCATCGCCGGCAACGCGCTGACGATGCGGATCTCGCCGGGCGAGGCCGCGAAGCTCGGGTACGATCTCGCCGGCAGCGACGCGCTCGTGCTCCTGGATCGCCCGGGCCAGCCGCGGTTCACGATCATCCGGGTTGGCGCGCGGGACGGCGGCGAGCTGCACCTGGAGCTGACCACCGAGGCGGCCGTGCCGGCCCCGGCCCCGTGAGCGGCATCGTCGCCTACGCGATCCGGACCTGCCTCGGGCAGGCCCTGATCGGAAAGACCCTCGCCGGCGACCGGATCCACGATTCCGCCGTCCAGCCGATCGAGGAGATGATCAAGCCAGAGCCGCAGCCCTTCATCGTCGTCTCCACGGATGACGAGGAATCTGAGCCTCGCGGCTGGGAGCTGCTCGACGCCAAGCGGGCGATCAACGTCGTGGTCGAAATCGCGATCGGCGGCTTGACCAAGGTCGACCTGCCCGAGACCGAAGGCGGCGGCGAGGCGCTGCGCCTGGAGATCCCGCACACCGACGAGGGCCTGGAGACGACCCTCAACATGGTCGGGCGGCAGATCTACCGCGAGATCCTGGTGGCCGGCCCCTGGTCCGACCTGTTCCGGGACATCGCCTTCAACTGCACGAAGGTGACGGTCCGGCGCGGGGCGAACACCGAGGGCGGCACCCGGTTCGCGGCCCGGCAATACGTCTTCACGTGCGACACGATCGCGGAGCCGGACTTCGGCGCCCAGCCCGAGGGCCAGTTCGCTCGGCTCATCGGGCTGATGCAGGCCGACGAGTTTCTGGCGAAGGACGTGCCGCTGGTGCGCCGCATGATCGTCGGCGACCTTCTCGCGGACTGGCAGCGCGCCCAGGTCGAGATCGGACTGACAAACGCCTCCTATCGCGCGCTCGGCCTCGGCCCGCTGTTCCGGCCGGAGGGCGAGCCGCTGGCGACCCGTTTCACCATCCGGCATTCGAGCCGGCCCGACATCGTCGTAGAGCCCGCTACCCCGTGAGCGACTTCGAGGATCTGCTCCGGGTCGTGGTCGATATGCGGCACACGATTGCCGAGCTACAGCACCAGTCCGCGAACATGCTGCGCGTCGGCACGATTCAAAAGGTCGACGGCAAGAAGGGCTATCAGGTCGATTTCGGGCCGGGCGACGATGGCAAGCCGATCCCGAGCCCCTGGTTTCCGCACCCGGAGAAGGGCGGCAAGCTCAAGAGCTGGCACCCACTCACCGAGGGGCAGATCGTCTATGCGGTGGCGCCCAGCGGCGACCCGCGGCAGGCCTTCCTCGTACCGCGCGGCGGCTTCTCGGACGCCAACCCGCAGCCATCCGAGAAGCTCGACGAAAACGTGGAGACCTACGGCAAATTCCGCCGCGAGGTCCGGTCCGGCGACACCCTGGAGAAGGTCGGCAAGAGCAAGCGGACCGCCACCGAGGACGGCAAGATCACCGAGGATACCGGAGACCAGCCTGAGGGTGGCGGTGCTCCGGGCGGTCTCGGCGGCAACGTCCAGCACGAGCTTAACCGGCAGCTGCAGGGGATCCGGGCAATCCTGACCCAGCATGACAACCACATCGCCGGGCTGCACGAGGCGGCCTCGAAGATGCGCCAGATCGCCGAGTTCCAGATCCCGGGGCTGAAAACGCTGATCCCAATTCTCAACGGCGACCCACAAAGCCTAGAGCGCGCCGCCCAGGCCGCGCTCGGCAACCTTGAAGGCTACGTCGCCAAGACGTTTCAGCAGGCGATCGGCAAGCTGACCAACGGCTTCATGAACAACGCGCTCGGTCTCGTGCGCGGGTTCGTGTCCGGCCAGATTGGCGGCTTGCTGGACCAGGTCTCAGCTCTCGCCCTTGAACACGGGGTCGGTGGTCAGATCGCCGATGCTCTCGACGAGGCCCGCGGCCTGATCGATGCGGCGGCGGCCGGCGACGGCGAGGCCATGGCGGGGCAACTCGCCGGGATGGCCGGAGCGTTCGCCGGGACCCCGGGCGAGGCCGCTTTCGGCCTGTTGCGCGGTCAGATCGGCGGGACGCTGGCCGCAGCTGCGGACATCGCCGGCAACCTCGGCGGCCTGCTCGACGGGCAACAGAACCTCGTGAAGGGCCTGACCCGGTCCTACCGCCTCGGCGGATACTGACGGAGCGTCCTCATGGAAAAGTCGCCCTACCGCGTCCTCGACGGCGCGAACCTCGATCTGTACCCGCGAGGCACCAAGGTCGGCAGCGTCGTGCTGCTCACCCAGGCGGAGGCGCTGTACGAGCGCGACATGGGGCGCCTGGAGGCGGTGAAGACCGACCCGGAGCCCGCGAAGGCCGTCAAGGACAAGTAGACCGTGGCGTCCTGCGGCATCGACCGGGACACCGGCCGGCCCTTGGCGAATTTCGCCCACGTCCTCCAGTCGGTGGACGTGATCTTCGACACGGAGATCGGCGACCGGGTGATGCTGCGGGAGTTCGGCGGCGGGATGCGGCGGCTTCTCGGCCGCAAGCTGACTCCCGACATCCTGGCGCTCGCCACCGCGATCTTCGCCCTCTCGATCACGATCTGGGAGCCGCGCCTCCGGGTGGTGAAGGTCTCGGTTGCGCCATCCGTCGAGGAGATCCGCGCCGGTCAGGTCGCGTTCCTGATGGACGTGGCCTACCGCCCGCGCGGGCATCTCGGGGACGACACCGAGGAGCTCGCCTACTTCGGCGTCGGCATCAACGACAACGGCGCGGTCGCCATGACCCGTCTCGCGGCCTGATGGGGCGCCCATGACCGCGTTCACCGCCGAAACGCTCGATCTCTCGCGCCTGCCGGCGCCGAGCATCGCCGACACCGATTACGACGCCCGCAAAGCCGACCTGCTCGCCAAGTTCCAGGCGCTCTGGGCGGCCGCACGGGCGATGAAGCCGGATCTGCCGCCCTACGACGTGGCCGTGGTCGAGACCGACCCGGCCGTGATCCTGACCGAGGAGTTCGCCTACGGCGACGTGCTCCTGCGCCAGGCGATCAACGATGCGGCCAACGCCCTGCGGCTGGCAAAGTCCGTGGGCGGCGACCTCGACCACGTGGCAGCGACGTTCCACCGGACCCAGCGCAGGATCATCGTCCCGGCCGATCCGGTCGCCGGCACCGCAGCGGTCTACGAGAGCGACGAGGATCTTCGGTCCCGCGCGCAGCTCGCGCCCGAGTCCCTGGCCGACATGGGG